TTGAATCCGCTGGTTCTGGTGGTATGAGTGCAGGTTCATTAGAAGCAAGTCCTTCAGAATATGGAACTGGGTCTAGTGCAGTTGATACAAGTGCAGCACCTAAAGCAACTCCAATCTCAACATCATTTCAACCTCAAGTTATATCCGGAGTAGTTGAACCAGAATTCGCAGCAAAATTTTCATTTGTTCCACCACAAGAAGGTAAACTAGACGTATCTAAAGCATTTCAATTCATTAATCAGCCTTTATCAGTCGTAAATGACCGTTCACAGGTTGCAAAAATATCTAACACTCGTGCTAAATCTAATTACGGTGGTTATGGTACTGCAAGTCAACAAAACGCAGCGCTAGCATCATTAATTCAAACAAACGCTAACAAATATTCGGAGTACTTTTCATAATGGCTCGTTCTGCTGCTCAAAAAAGAGCAACAAGAAAACTTGTAGCATTAAACAAACGTAAACGTAAAGGAACCACGAAAGGAATGGTACGCAAAACGGCTAGAAGAGCATTTGAAAAGCGCAAAACGTCAAAAACCAAGCGTAAATCGTCAAGTTCAAATAGAAGAACACCAATCAGAAGTATGGCAAGACGAAGACGTTCCAGCGCAAGACGTGCAGGTTCTAAAATTTCTAACGTTCTCACTTCCGGCTTAGTCGGAAAAGCAGTAACAGGCATCGGTGCAGCAGCACTAGTCGGTACTGTAATGAACAGAATTTTACCCGGCAGTCCAATTACTGGAATAGCCCAACCAATCGCTGCTTATGCAGCAGGCGGAGCAGTGGGTGCAGTAACATCAGTTCTTCTAAACGGTGGTCTAGGTTCCATAACAGGTTTCCTAGGTGGTCAACAAGCCGCAACACCATCAGTTGGCACAGTGGAGTTTGGAGTATAATGGCGCTTCCAGTTCAAAGAACGTATATTATCCCAGTACTTCCGGTACTTAACGTACCTCAGTTTATGACAGACCAACAAACCGGACAGAATAACTTTTTGATATTGACTCCAAATGTACTCCAAGACCTCGTTATGAATCCTGATGGAGGAGCCGGTGCAGTATACCGATTCCAACTAGTCAAGAATGGTAACACAACTCCAGTTCGTGCAGATAGCCCATCTATGAGCCCAACAACTCAAGGAAGAGTTCCAATAGGAAACGTTTCTTTGAGCCCGGGAAATTATCAGTGGGAAGCAACACAAACCGCAGTAGGTGCAGGTCTAGCAGTAGTTACAATCCTTGCAAGATATGCAAGTCCGCTTAACTAGGTGAGATACTCGTGCCGTTTAACTACACAGTATCTAACCTACCCCTTTTAGTTCCGATTAGAGTTATCTTACCTGCAGCAACTGCAAATCAAATTATTTCCTTCCCTGATAGGTTCCTGGGCCGTGCGGTCTCACTAAAGATTACAAATAATGACGGTGCAAACGTAGCTACTTATGCATACAATCAAAACTCACAATTCTCGACTTTAAACGCAAGTTCTTTTGACACTCTAGATGGTACTATCGTTAATTTTCTAGAAGTTAATACTGGTGCAGCCGGTACAGTTCTAGTAGAAGCACAAGTCGCACCATTAATCGAACAAAAGGTACAAACTAAAACACAAGATACATTCTATTCAACAAGAGTTCCAACCACTGGAGAACAAAACGTTCTAGACCTAGAGGAGACGACCTAATGTCTTTCGGTGGTGGCGGCGGTTCATCAGGAGTAACTGCACACTTTCATAATTCTGCAATAGCAGGCGAGGGGGGTTCTCTAAAGATGGCTAATGGAGTTAACACTACTCAATTCACAGTAGGTGCAGGAACAACTAACATACCATTTGAGGCGACTTTGTAATGGCAGAGCCAACCGTAATAGGTGAATCAATAAAAGCCATTCCGGGCGTTGATAATGCCAAGATGGTCGGATTGTTTAGAGCAAGTGTAGGTGTATTAAACACATTCAGTTTACATTCAGAAGAAACTGGGGCTGATTATCAGGTTCCCGTTGGACGTAAGTTCTTGATGACAGAAATTTCCGCTTTTCCAGTTGGTGCATTTACAACTTACAGCACTAACATTATTTGGAATTCGGCAGCATCGGATTCAGCCACAGGAACTGTCGTTTATAGAAATGTAATTGGGGGTAACGGTTCCACCGGCAGCCCCGGAATAAACAACGCGTGTTATGCAGTCTTTACCGCTGGCAATTATGTTAACAGTCAAGAAAATGGAATGTCAACTGGCATTACCGCAAGAGGAATTGAAATTGACGCATAACACTAATGAAGATTCACACGTTCATACAAATGATGGTGATACTATTTTCTCAGATAGGTATTCTAAAAAAGAAAAAAGAATTTTAACTGAAGATGAATTTAATGACAAATTAAATCCAAGGGAAACGGAGGTGGAATAATGGAATCTTTCTTAGCAACATTAGCATTTTTAGGAATAGCTATGGTATCAGTTTGCGGAGTTGTAGTATTAAAAATCTATAACCCAAACAGTAACAAATGATTGAAGCAGCCATCGCCGTAAGCCTTGCAGTTCTAGGTCTTACTATTCATAATATGCGTTGTATACATAGAATAGAAAAAAAGATACTATTCTATATGTACGAAAATAAAAAAGAAAACCACGACTTAGAAGACAAATAACTATACTTCGACACGTACAGTTTCTTTATGTCTTACTAAGCCATCGGTCTTATACGGGTTTGATACTTTTTTGCCCTTGGGAGTTGTCCAAACATCCATTTCAACTAACTTGTATTGTTTAGTTCCTGGGCCGATGCCGGTGCAGTGGTCGCAAGGGTAATCATTACTCCCTATTTCGTAAGAGCAATATTTATTGCATTTTTTGCATCTAAAACGATATGTTCTTAATTCTTCAATTATGAAATTTTCAGAATTTGTTTTATTATCGTCTAGTGCAGTGGAAACAGGGGAGTATTGATTCAATCTTCTTCTAATTCCTCAAATTCTATATCAATTACTGGATTTTGCGTATTCAAGTGAGTTGTGATGTATTCAGCATCTTCCATATCTTCAACTTCGATTTTTATCAATACAGTCATTTTGATTGATAAAACCCAGTGTTGATTAATCTCAACGTAGGGATATAATCATCGTCAATTTTGGCTTTAGAGATACCTTGAACCATCGTTAACCATAATGTTATGGCATTTTCATAGCTCTGGATGCTTGTGTGGTCTGCACTCATGGCTATGCAATGTTCCAACCGGCTTATTCTATCTTGTTGCGCTCTATTCAGCTTTATTGGTTCGGTTTTTTCGCTCATTACGCATCTATGCACACACACACATAAAAAATACTGGGTCAAATCTTTTTAATATATTATAACTTTCCATTGGAATTATAATAATAAAGGGGAATATTCACCTAAGGATATGTGCATACAGTCTTGTGTGTGTATATGGGTAATACATGGGCAAAAAGAGTAAATATAAGCAGATGTTAAGTAAAAATGTATAAAATGAGATGCAAAATGTGTCATATTGTTGTAAAATATCCATCAAATCAGACCAAAGACACGCTAATTTGCTTTGATTGTAGGAAACAAATCCATTATGTTAGGCAAATAGAGAGGTCGTATAATGATTGAAACAATTCTTAATGAAATTATTATTCTCTTTGCTGTGGCTGGGGCTAGTGTGTCCGGTATCGTCATTACAAAAAACCTATTCCGAAGTTCGCCTTTACATGCAAAAGAACGAAATAGATTTAATCTCTATATTGGCGATTTGGAGAAAGAAAACAAGAAGTTAAGAGGTGCAGTGAACCGTGCAAAGGCTCCATTAACTATCAAAGAGTTTGACGAAGAGAACCCTATGGGTGCAATTAGTGAGTTAATATCAGGTCTAGCACCTATTTTGCCTGCATCAGTAAGACCATTTCTAAATAATCCAAGTGTTATCAAAGGTGCAGAGAAGTTACTTCAGGAACATCCTGAAGAAATCAAAAACGTTTTATCCAAACTAGTTAACAAGAAACCTAATGCAAAAGACCAACCTCAAACAGTGCAAGAGTCTATCGATAGCATGTCGGTATAAGGGGAAACTCTGCACTGCTTGTTATTTAGGCTGGGGAATTATTCAAAAAGTGGACAAAGTTGGTAATGAGACGTATTCGGTAGATTATTGCGGGTTTTGTAGACGTTATCTTTAACTTTAAATACGAATATCGTGTGTCAATTACATGGTTAGTCTTAATACATTATTCACACTCGGTGTCATCGGCGCAGGTTTGCTCGCTTTCACTTCCCTTGGTGGCGCTGGTGGCATCGGTCAAAGACTTGGCGGTTCATTAGGTGGGGGAATACGTTCCTTTAATGAAAATATTAGTACATCATTTAATCAAGCCCTCCAGGGCCTTAACCCATTTGCAGCAGCACAAGAATCAGCAGCATCAACATTATCAGGCATTACACAACCATTATCAGAAATAGTTGAATCCGCTGGTTCTGGTGGTATGAGTGCAGGTTCATTAGAAGCAAGTCCTTCAGAATATGGAACTGGGTCTAGTGCAGTTGATACAAGTGCAGCACCTAAAGCAACTCCAATCTCAACATCATTTCAACCTCAAGTTATAT